ATGGCAACGGCCATGACCGAAACGACCACCGCCGCCGAACCTGTCGACCTGCTCGCCAAGTTCGATCCGATCATCCAGACCCGCGAGCAACTGCTGGCGGCAGGCGTGGAGGATCCGTTCAACCTGGTGATGGAGCAAGTGCTCTCGCCGACGCGGGCGATCTGCAACGGGCGCGACACGATCCTGCTCGGTACCTACAACTACATGGGCATGACCTTCGACGATGACGTTATCGCCGCGGGCAAGCAGGCGATGGAGGACTTCGGCGCGGGGACTACGGGCAGCCGCGTATTGAACGGCACCTTCCGCGATCACCGCGATGTCGAAGCGGCGCTGCGCGACTTTTACGCCATGGACCACGCGATGGTGTTCTCGACAGGCTATCAGGCCAACCTCGGGATCATCTCGACGCTGGCGGGCAAGGGTGATTACATCATCCTCGACATCGATAGCCACGCCTCGATCTGGGATGGCTGCAAGATGGGCGACGCCGAGGTCGTGCCGTTCAAGCACAATGATATCGAAGCGCTCGAAAAGCGCCTGAAGCGCGTGCCAGAAGGCGCGGGCAAGCTGGTGGTGCTCGAAGGCGTCTATTCGATGATGGGCGATGTCGCCCCGCTCAAGGAAATGGTAGAGATTTCCAAGCGCCACGGCGCGATGGTGCTGGTCGACGAGGCGCATTCGATGGGCTTCATCGGCGAACACGGCCGCGGCGTCGCCGAAGAACAGGGCGTGCTCGACGATGTCGATTTCATCATCGGCACCTTTTCCAAGAGCGTCGGCACGGTTGGCGGCTTCTGCGTCTCGAACCATCCGAAGTTCGAAGTGCTGCGGCTGGTGTGCCGCCCCTATGTCTTCACCGCCGCCCTGCCGCCTGCGGTGATGGCGTCGAGCGCCACCTCGATCCGCAAGCTGATGCATGGCGGCAACAAGCGCGCGCATCTCTGGGAGAACAGCCGCACGCTGCATGGCGGCCTCAAGGCGCTAGGCTTCCAGCTCGGCACCGAGACGCCGCAGAGCGCGATCATCGCCGTCATCATGCCCGATCTCGAAAAGGGCGCGATGATGTGGGAGGCTCTGCTGAAGGAAGGCCTCTACGTCAACCTCGCCCGGCCCCCGGCCACCCCTGCGGGCATGACCCTGCTACGCTGCTCGCTGTGCGCCGAGCATTCGGCCGAGCAGGTGCAGACGATCCTCGGGATGTTCGAACGCGCGGGCAAGGCAATCGGAATCATCTAGCGCGAGAGGGCGGCGATCTGCCCCACTATTGCTGGATCAGTTGATCGTTACGATCCCGTCCACGGCGCGCCATTCCTGCGGGCCGATCAGGTGCTTGTGCGCAACCCGCACCGAATGCAGCACCGCGTCGATCTCGCGTCGCCAGAACTCGAGGAATCGGTCGAGCTCGGGGAACTGCGGCGCGACGTCGTATTGCTGCATGACGAACTGCTGCAACAGGCTGCGGTGATCAGGCATGTAGTAATGGATCTGGACCGTCGACAGGCCGTAGCCTGCCATTTGGGCGAGAAACGCACGGTCGGCCATCGGCTCTCCTCCTTGACAACACGAAGAAAGGCTTGCCGTCCAGAATCGCACGAATGGGCCTATCGTCAAGCAGGAAAAGGCAATTTTGTTACAACATCCACGCAGGCAAGGTCGGAACTCGTTCTGGTCACTATAACCATATCGGTTATTTTTCTTGACATTGTCACGCTCTTTGGTTAGAAACAGGCATCCTAGAAAAACTGCGATTCGCCAGCACGCGGTGTTCCTTCCCAGGCGCACCGGCTGATTTGTCGCCTGTGGAGTGGTGCTGATGGCAAACCGTGCGCCTGCCCGATCCAGCGGCAAAGTCTGCAGCAACGATGGGGGCGTCCCCAGCCGCTATTGGCGCAGGCGATTCATTGAGACTCTGACCGCCACCTCCAACCTTCAACGCGCCGCCGAAGCCGCCAAGGTCCCGCTGGTACGCGCCTATGAAATCCGCCGCTCCGACAGCGAGTTCGCCCGCGCCTGGCAAGCGGCGATCGCCGATGGCTACGTCACGCTCGAGCTGGAGGTGATCCGTCGCCTGCGTGAAGGCGATCTCAAGACAGTGAGCGGCGACAAGTTCGACTTCGCCAACGCGATCCGGCTCATCGCCGCTCATCGGGACGGAACGGCGCGCGCCGCGCAGACCGAAACCCGCAACGTCAGTGTGGCCGAGGTGCGCGCCTCGATCGACCGCAAGATCGAAGAAGTCCAGCGCCGTGTGGCCCGGCAGAAGGCGGCGCAGGAAAGCGCCGCATGAGCGTTCCTCACGATCGGATGATCGGCGACAAGACACCCGCCGGAGACAAGGTCCGCGATCTGGTGAGCAAGGAACTCACCCAGAGCCAGCGAAACGACTATGACTACATCTGGGAATATGTCGCCCGCGACGAGCAGTTACCCCCGGAGGGCGACTGGCGCATCTGGATGATCATGGCCGGGCGCGGCTTCGGCAAGACTCGCGCCGGGGCCGAGTGGGTGCGGATGATCGCCGACACCCATCCCGAGGCACGCATCGCGCTGATCTCATCGTCGCTGGCGGAGGCGCGCGCTGTGATGGTGGAAGGGGAAAGCGGATTGCTCGCAATCTGCCGTCCAGAACACAGACCCCATTTCGAGCCCTCGCTTCACCGCATCCGCTTCGAAAGCGGAGCCCAGGCGCAGCTATTCTCGGCGGCCGAACCAGAGGCGCTGCGCGGACCCCAGCACAGCCACGCCTGGTGCGACGAGATCGGCAAGTGGCCACTCGCTGGCGAGCGGGCGACGCGCTGCTGGGACAACCTGGTGCTGGGGATGAGGCTCGGCACAGATCCGCGCATCGCGGTCACCACCACACCGCGCGCGGTCCCGCTGGTCAAACGGCTGGTCGCACAGGCGGCGGCGGGCAGCGACGTGGCGATCAGTCGGGGCCGGACAGGCGACAATGACAGACTGCCCGCCCGCTTCCATGCCGCGATCGAAAGCGAATATGGCGGCACTCAGCTTGCCCGGCAGGAGATCGATGGCGAACTGCTCGAGGATATCGAGGGCGCGCTGTGGACCCGCTCGATGCTGGAACATGCCCGCGAGGACGGGGCCGTGCCGGAGGCGGCGCGCGTGGTGGTTGCGGTTGATCCGCCCGCCAGCGCGGACGGAGACGAATGCGGGATCATCGTCGCGGCGCTGGGGATCGACGGGATAGCTCGGGTGCTGGCCGATCGCTCGCTGGTTCGCGCGGCGCCGGCGGAATGGGCCGATCAGGTCGCGGTGGCGGCCCGCGAGTGGAGCGCGGACCGGGTGGTGGCCGAAGCCAATCAGGGCGGCGCGATGGTCGAAAGCGTCCTTCGCGCTGCCGACCGGACGCTGCCGGTCAGGCTGGTGCATGCTTCCCGCGGCAAGGTCGCCCGGGCCGAGCCGGTTGCTGCACTCTATGCCGCCGGACGCGTGCGCCACGTCGGCGTCTTTGCTCGGCTCGAGGATCAGCTGTGCGGGCTGCTTGTCGGCGGCACCTACGCCGGCCCCGGTCGCAGCCCCGACCGCGCCGATGCGCTGGTTTGGGCGCTGACCGAATTGCTGCTGGGCAAGACCCTGCGGCCAAGCGTCACCCCGCTTTGACCGGACAGGCAAACAAAGGAATTCCCATGCCCTTGCTCGACATTTTTCGCTCCGCCTTCAAGGGCGGTGAGCACACCCGCGTTCCGCTTGGTTCCGCGCTTGCCCAGGGCTGGTTCCCGGCCTTCGAGTCCGGACCGGGGACCCGCCACTATAATTATGACCGGGGCATCAGGGAAGGCTTCCTTGCCAATCCGATTGCCCAGCGCTCGGTGCGATTGCTGGCGGAGGGGATTGGGCAGGCCCCGCTCGACTGTTCCGATCCGCGCCTCGCCGCGCTGGTGACCGCGACAAGTGCAGGGCAATCTCTCGTCGAAACGCTCGGCGCCAACCTGCTGCTGCATGGCAATGCCTATGTGCAGATCATCAAGGACGCGAGGGGGGTTCCGGTGGAGATGTTCGCCTTGCGACCTGACCGCGTGCAGGTGGCGCTCGATGCCAGGGGCTGGCCTTTCGCCTACGATTACCGGGTCGACGGCACTGCGACGCGGCTGCCGGTCGAAGACGAAAACGGCTGGCCCGAGGTGATCGCGATGCGGACGATGCACCCGCTCGACGATCACCGCGGCGCAGGCGCGCTGGAGGCGGCGTGGCAAGCGGTGCTGATCCACAATGCCGCAACGGCCTGGAACCGGTCACTGCTGGAGAACGCGGCCCGCCCATCGGGTGCGCTGATCTACGAGACCGGTGATGGAGCAACGCTGGCCCGCGAGCAGTTCGACCGGCTACGGCACGAGCTCGACATCGCATTCTCCGGCGCCGCCCATGCCGGGCGGCCGATGCTGCTCGACGGCGGGCTCAAGTGGCAGAGCATGGCGCTCACCCCCGCCGACATGGACTTCGCGACGCTCAAAAGCGCGGCGGCACGCGATATCGCACTGGCATTCGGTGTGCCGCCGATGCTGCTCGGCCTGCCCGGCGACAACACCTACGCCAACTATCGCGAGGCAAACCGCGCACTGTGGCGGCTGACGCTGCTGCCGCTTGCCGAGAAAATCTTTGCCGCCCTGCGCGAGGGTCTCGCGCCGTGGTTCCCCGACGCCACGCTGGGCATCGATCTCGATCTGGTTCCCGCGCTGTCCGAGGACCGCGAGCGCCTATGGTCGCAGGTCTCGGACGCCGATTTCCTGAGCCGCGCCGAAAAGCGCCAGATGCTGGGCTTCCCGCCCGAGGAGACTGCCCCATGAGCCGCGAAGACATTCTTGCCAGTCTGATGGCGCAGGCGCGCGAGGAAGGGGCGGAGCTCGTCACCCTGCGCGCGATTATCGAGGAGGCGAGCGCCCTCGCCACCGACCGCGCGCTTGAACGGCTGGGGCTCGGCGATGCGGGCGCAGAGGGCGACCTCGTCGAGCTGCGTGAACTGCTCCAGGCGTGGCGCGATGCCAAGACCAGCGCCTGGAAGGCCTTCATCGACTGGCTGATCCGCGGGGCGCTGGCACTGCTGCTGATCGGAATCGCGGTGCGGTTCGGCCTGTGGGATCGGCTGTGAGCGCGCCTTGCACCGCGCTCCGCTTCGCCGGCTATGCGGCGCTGTTCGACATTGCCGATGCGGCACGCGACACGATCCGGCGCGGCGCCTTCACCCGCTCCCTCGCCGAACGCGAGGGGCTCTTGCCGCTCTACTGGCAGCACCGGCCCGACCAGCCGATCGGCGTGATCGAACAGATCGCAGAGGACGCGCGCGGCCTCAGGGTGATCGCCCGGATCGACCGGCCCGACAGCCGCGCAGCCCACCTGCTCGCAGCCGGCAAGGTCGACGGGCTCAGCTTCGGGTTCCGCACCCGCGCTGCACGACAATCCGAGGCAGGGCGCGAGCTGATCGATATCGACCTGTTCGAGGTGAGCCTCGTCACCCACCCGCTCCACCCCATGGCGCGGGTGCATCTCGTCGCCTGATTGATTTTTTGCCTCAAGCGCCGGCAGCCGCATCCGCGGCTTTGGCTATCCTCACTCCCTCCGGTCGCTGCGGGCGGCCGGTCGGCCTTGCGGTCGCGATGCGACCGAAACCCATCCCACTTGCTCTCCCACCGGCCGCCACTGGGGCGGCCTTTTTTCTGCCCAACCGAAAGGCCACTGCCCCATGAACGATACCCCTGCTTCCACGCCCGCCACCGACGCGCTTGATGCAAGCTTCGACATTGTCGCGCGCCAGGATGCCGCCGATGCCGCCATCACCGCGCTGCGCGGTGATGTCGACGAGGTGAAGGCCCGGCTCGACAAGGTCGCCCGCGCCGCCAGCCGTCCGGCGATTGGCGGGGCCGCCACCACTGCGACCGACGCGCCCGAGGTGAAGAGCTTCGTCGACGGCTACCTGCGGCGCGGCCGCGAGACCGAACTGAAGTCGATCACCGCCACGCCGAACGCCGACGGCGGGTTCGCGGTGCCGCGCCAGATTGACGCGGCGATCACCTCGCGCCTCGTCAGGATCAGCCCGATCCGCTCGATCGCGCAGGTCGTCCAGACTGGCAGCTCGGGCTACCGCAAACTCATCGCCACCAGCGGGTTCGCGTCAGGCTGGGTCAGCGATTCCGCTCCGCGTCCCGAAACCGGCACGCCGCAGTTTGCCGAGATCGCCCCGCCGAGCGGCGATCTCTATGCCAACCCTGCGGCGAGCCAGCTGATGCTCGACGATGTCGGCTTCGATCTCGAGGCTTGGCTGGCGAATGAGGTTGCCGCCGAGTTCGCCCGCGCCGAAGGGGCAGCGTTCGTCAGCGGGACCGGGGTCAACCAGCCCGAAGGCTTCCTGACGGTGCCCCAGGCCACCGCCGAGGACGGGGTTCGCGCCTTCGGCTCCCTGCAATATCTCGGCACCGGCAGCGCGACGGGACTCGGCACCTCGCTCGATACCCGGCTGATCGACCTCGTCCATTCGCTGCGCTCGGGCCATCGCCAGGGAGCGGTGTTCGTGATGAACGCAACGACCCTCGCTGCGGTGCGTAAGCTCAAGACCGCAGATGGCGCGTTCGTGTGGCAGCCCGGTCTTGTCGAAGGCCAGCCGGACCGCCTGCTCGGCTATCCGGTGATCGAGGCCGCGGACATGCCCGATGTCGCCGCCGGCACCTTCCCGATTGCCTTCGGCAACTTCCGCAACGGCTATCTCATCGCCGAGCGCAGCGCCACCCGGGTGCTGCGCGATCCCTTCACCAACAAGCCGTTCGTGCATTTCTACACGACCAAGCGGATCGGCGGGAAGGTGCTGGATTCCAACGCGATCAAGCTGCTCAAGATCGAGGCGTAAGGCTGCCCCGGTCTTCGTCTCGACTGTCCCGGCAGCCGCGCGCCCCCTTGGCGCGGCCTGCCGGGTTCTCGCGCCCGCATCGCCTCAGGCTCATCCTCCCGCCTGACCTCGCGCGATGCGGGCGCACCTTTGTGGATCACAATTCTGGGAGATACCGCGATGCAGCGGACAATCGTGCAGCCCCCGGTGCCCGGCGCCGCTGCGCTGGCGGAGCTCAAGCACTGGCTCGCCATTACACGCACCGCTGAGGACGAGGTCCTCGGCCGGCTACTCGATGCGAGCCTGACAATCTGCGAGGCCTTCACCGGCAAGGCCCCGCTCCGGCAGACGGTCGAGGAGATCATTCCGCTGGCAGGCAGCTGGCAGGAGCTGGTCTCGCGACCCGTGCGCGCGCTCACAGCCGCTGCGGTGATCGACAAAGACGGCACGCGCACCGCGCTGGCCACACCCGCCGACGCGCTCGAATGGCGGATCGCAGGGAGCGCCTGCATCCGTGCGGTTCAGTCGCTCGAAGGGCAAAGCCTTGTGGTGCAACTCGATGTCGGCATCGCAACCGATTGGGCGGGTCTCCCCGCCCCGCTGAGGCACGGCATCATCCGGCTCGCCGCGCACCATTTCCGCGATCGGGAAGGCAATGCCTCGGCCGTGCCTCCTGCCAGCGTCACCGCGCTGTGGCGGCCTTGGCGCGAGGTGCGGCTCGGATGATCCGCGCCTCGGCCCGCATCGAGGTGCTTGTCCAGCGCCTGCGGCTCCGCGCCTCACGGCTGGTCGCGGGTCGTGCCCGCAACCGGCGCCGTCGGCCACAGCGCACTGATTGGCACAAGGCCGCTGCGCTCTGGCCCGACCTGTTTGGAGACCCCCGCGATGGAAAATGACCTGCGCGCCGCGCTGATCGCCTGGCTGAGAGCCGACCCGGCGCTGGCAGGCATCAACGCGATCGAGGAGGAGGCCCCGCTCAGCGTAACTCCCCCGTGGCTCGGCATCGCAGCAAGCGCGGGCGTGGATTGGGGCACCAAGGATCGCGCAGGGCGCGAGATCCGCATTGCCCTGGAGCTCGAGAGCCGCACCGACAGTACCGCTGCCGACGGACCGTCGCTCTCGGCGATAGAGCGCCGCGTGTTCGACCTGCCGCCGTTCCACTCCGGGTTCGAGCTCGCCTCGATCCGCTTTCTGCGTTCGCGCAGCGAGGCGCGGCGCGACAACCGGCGCGGCGCGCTGCTTGAATACCGCTTTCGCATTCTCGAACCTCTGACGGAGTAGCCCCATGCCCGCACAATCAGGCGCCGCCTTCCTGCTCAAGATCACCAACGGGGCGACGCCCCCGGTTTACCAGACGATCGCGGGGCTCAGGACCACGCAGATGTCGATCAACGGCGACACTGTGGTCGTTACCCACAAGCAATCGGGCGGCTGGCGCGATCTGCTGTCGGGTGCGGGCACGCGGTCGGTTTCGGTCAGTGCGGCGGGGATCTTCCTTGGCAGCACAGCCGAAAACACGGTGCGCACCCGTGCGCTCGACGGAGTGCTCGACGACTACGAATTGTCCTTCGAGGACGGGGCGAAGCTGCGCGGCAAGTTCCTCGTTCAGCGGCTCGATTATGCCGGGGATTTCAACGGGGAGCGCAGCTACACGCTCCAGCTCGAAAGCTCCGGTCCGGTGGTCGCGGCGTGAACCGCGTGGTGCACAACACTCTGCGCGGCGAGACTTCGCTGACGGTGGCCGGAGTTACCCATATCCTGCGCCCGAGCTTCGAGAACCTGGTGCTTGCCGAGGCGGAACTGGGCTCCCTCTTCGCCCTTGTCGAGCGCGCGGCGGCGGGCGCGCTGACGCTGACCGAGATGACCGCGCTGCTGTGGCATTGCCTGCCCGCAGACCATCGGCCCGAGCGCACCGCGGTCGGGGATGCGGTGCTCGCCATGGGCTTGATCGGCGCGACCGCGCCGGTGCGCAGCGTTCTCGCCCAGGTGCTTCAGGGCGAGGGATGAGCGCCACCTTCGCCGAGGCAGCGACCCGCTGCGGCGCCCTTGCCGCACAGGTCCTGGGGTGGCGCCCGCCTGAGTTCTGGAACGCCACCCCGGCCGAACTGGCGATGGCCCTCGCCCCGCTCGACGACCTCGTCGCCGCCCACCCGCCCACCCGCGAAATGATCGCCCGCATGATGGAGCGCGATGCCCATGACTGACAATTTCGAGGAACTGGTGATCGACGTGAGGGCCCGGACCGAGGGCTTTGCCGGCGATCTCGAAACGATGCGCCGCTCGCTCGACACGTCGCTGCTCGATGGCTTCGGCCGGGCGGGCAATGTGCTTGAACGGGGACTCCTCGGAGCACTCAGGCGCGGCAGCCTCGGCTTCGAGGACTTGAAGCGTGTCGCGCTCAGCGCCCTCTCGGAGATCGCTGCCAATGCACTTCAGATGAGCCTCGGCGGTGCGTTCGGCGGAGGGCAGGGAAGCGGAGGTCTTGGCGGCCTAATCGGCCAGTCGATCGGTGCGCTGTTCGGTCTGCCCGGGCGCGCGACCGGCGGACCCGTTGCTCCGGGACGCGCCTACCTGGTCGGAGAGCGCGGGCCCGAGGTGTTCGTGCCGACCGCTTCCGGGCGGGTTGAGACCGGTCCCGGCAGTGCACCGGGCCGCGATGTCCGGGTTGCGATCCAGCTTGCCGTGCCGCGCGGTCAGGCCGCGCCGACAGCAATGCAGCGCTCCTCTCGCCAGATCGCCAGCGCTGTGCGCCGCGCCCTGCAACAGTCCTGATCAGGGGAACCCTCGATGGCATTCTGGCTCGCCCGCGAGGCCCGCGCGCAGGAATCCACCTTCATGCAGCGCTTTGATCCGCGCTTCTGGACCGTCAACTTCCCGCGACCCGCCATGGCATCGGTGGTTGCTATCGCCCCGGATGCCTTGCGCGTCGACGTCGAGCTGCACCATGCAGGCGAACTCGTCGGGCTGATCTGGGACAGTGTCGACACCCTCGATCACCCATTGCTCGCCTACCGCACCGACCGCGACTACCGTCACACCACTCTAAGCTTCCGCTGGCAGTCGCAGGGCATAATCGGGCTCGACCAGCCGAACGGGCCAACGCTGACGATCGAGGGACGCGATGCATCAGGCAACCCGCGCACCTGGTATGTCAGGCTGTGGAACTATGCTGTCGGCACGCCAAGCGATGCCCGCATCACCCTGCCCTTTTCGGCGCTGGAGAGCGGCTTCGGACTACCCGGCGAGCCGATCCATGCGGGCGATATCGACCGCATGTTCATCTCGTTGGTTGCTCCGGGCTTTTCCAGCGGCAGCAGCACGCCGCTCCCCGTGCGCTTCGAGGGCTCGGTGACCATATCGGAGATCCGCGCCGACGGGGCACGAGCGATGATCGAACTGGGCGACGTGCTGGTGCTGCCGCATGGCGAGCGCATGGCGACCGCCTATGACGACGCCTACAACCAGACCCCCGCCCGCCTGTTGCGCGCGGTGACCGGGCTGGGGTATCGCGAGGATCTAATCCACTACGTCGGGATGAGCCACTTCATGCGGCTCGGACGACAGTCGGATGGCACGCTCACGGCTGTGGCAGACGGCGTGCTCTGCACCCCGGCGGTAAGGTGGCACGCGAACTTCTTCACACTTGCCAAGGCCGCAGAGTTCGAAGTCATCGCCTCGCTCTCCTACGAACTGTTCGATGCTTATTGCCCGGCTGCATGGAAGCAGCGCACGTCCAACGGGACGCCCGCGCTGACGGGGTGGGTGCCTCCTTCGACATTGCTCTCCCCCGCGAACCCGGCGGCAATGGGTTGGCTGGCCGACGTCGCGCGCCGGTTAGTCGCGCTGATGAAGGAAGCGGGCCAGCCAGTGCGCTTCCAGATCGGCGAACCGTGGTGGTGGGTTACGCCCGGACGTGAAATCTGTCTTTACGATGACTTGGCAAAGGCGGCGCTTGGAGGTACCCCACCCGTCATTTCCGACATGGCCGCGCCTCTCACCGCGGCCCAGAAGGCATTGCTCGATGCCGCGGGCGCGCTGCTCGCACAGTCGACCGCTGCCCTGACCTCGGCAGTGCGCGCCGCTGCGCAGGGGCAGGCAGAGGTTCTGCTACTCGCCTTCACCCCAACCATCCTCGCCGCCGAAACGCCCGAACTCTATCGCGCGAACCTCCCGCTCGGATGGGCCTATCCTGCCTTCGACCGCCTGCAGCTCGAAGACTACGACTGGCTTACCGCCGGGGCCGACGCTGCACGCCGCGCGGGTTATGCCCTTGTCGACCAACGGCTCGGCTATCCGCTCGCGGATCAGGACTATCTCGCCGGCTTCGTGCTCGACCCCGCCGATGCGGAGGCCTTCTGGGCGCGTATCGATGCCGGGCTCGAAGAAGCCGCCGCCCGCGGCGTCGCCCGGCGCTATGTCTGGGCGCTGCCACAGGTCAACCGCGACGGATACACCCGCCTCGCCCCTCCTCCGGAGCAAGCCATGGACCCCTTCGACGACGTGCTTTACCCCTTCGCGCTGGGGCGCAGCGCATCGGTCGCCCCCGAGTTCTCGACGTCGATCGCGGTGACAGCGTCAGGCCATGAACGGCGCAATGCGCTGTGGTCGGACGCACGGCTGCACTTCGATGTCGGCCCCGGCATCCGCTCCGAGACCGAGCTTGCCGAACTCATCGCCTTCTTCCGCGCGCGGCGCGGGCCGGCGCGCGGCTTCCGGCTGTTGGATCCGTTCGACAACAGCACCAACGGTATGGCAGGCACGCCCACCCGCCTCGACCAGTTGCTCGGGATTGGCGACGGTGTGCGGTCGGACTTCCAGCTCGTGAAACTCTATGGCAGCGGCACCGAACCGCAGGTGCGCGCCATTACCCGCCCGCGGGCCGACACGCTGGTGGTCAGCGTGGGCGGCGTTGCCACCACCGCCTGGACGCTCGCCGAGAAAGGCATGCTGCGCCTTGCCGCCGCCCCGCCTGCCGGAGCCGAGGTGCGCGCGGGCTTCCGCTTCGACGTGCCGGTGCGCTTCGCGGAAGACCGGCTCGATGTCTCGGCGGTCAATTTCACCGCCGGAGAGGCGCCATCGGTGCCGCTGATCGAAATCAGGGAGACCACCTGATGCCGCGCGTGTTCTTCGACCGCGAGCTCGATACGGTGGCGACCTTCTGGCGCATCTACCGCCGCGACGGGTCTGCTCTGGCCTTCACCAGCCATGACCGTGACCTGAGCTTCGGCGGTATGCGCCACCTCGCCGCACCAGGCATGATCCCGGCCGCAATTCGCCTTACCGCCGAACTCGCCAACGACAGCGCGGAAGTGCAGGGCGCGCTCCACCATTCCGCGATCCGCGAGGATGACCTTGCCGCCGGCCTGTTCGACGAGGCGGCGATCGAGATCGGCGCGGTCGATTGGACAAGCCTTGAACACTACACGCTCTACACCGGCCAGATCGGCCGGATCGAGGACGACCGCGCGCAGTTCATGGCCGAGTTGCGCTCGTCCAAAAGCCTGCTGGAAGAAGATCTTGTGCCACGCACGAGTCCGACCTGCCGCGCCGAGTTCTGCGGCCCGGGATGCGGACTTTCAGCTGTGCGCTTCACCACAATTCGCGTGCTCGTCGAGGTGGACCCGGACGGCAACCGGGTGCGCTTTGAGGGAATTGATGGCGAAGCTCATGTCGACGGGAGGGTGCGCTTCATGGGCGGCCCGCAGACCGGGGTTACCTTCGGAGTGATCGATGCCGAGGGCGGATGGCTGGTGCTCGACCGCCCGCTTGTCACCGGCGTCATGGTTGGTACCCGCGCGGAGCTGCGCGCGGGCTGCGACCACACGATCGCCACCTGCGCCTCCCGCTTCGGGAACGCAGCAAACTTCCGGGGCGAGCCGTTCCTGCCGGGCAACGACCTGCTTGCCCGCTACGGTCAGCCGTGACCGCCCCCGCCGAGGCGCTCGCCGCAGCGGCACACGAACTGGTCGGTACGCCGTTCCGGCTGCACGGGCGCGACCCCGCGACCGGGCTCGATTGTGTGGGCGTTGTCCACGCGGCGATTGCGGCAGCGGGCGGACATCCGGTGCCGCCGCGCGGCTATGGCTTGCGCAATCTGGCGATCGACGGGTGGCTCCCTCTGGCAGAGCGGTCCGGGCTGATCCCGGCAGCGCAGCCGGTCCACGCAGGCGACGTGCTGCTAATCGCCCTCGGCTTCGGCCAGCATCATCTCGTCATCGCATGCGGTTCCGACGAGGTCATTCACGCCCATGCCGGTTTGCGCCGCGTGGTCTGCCAACCGCGCGATCCCACCTGGCAGGTCCATGGCGTCTGGCGCCTTGCCCCTCCTCTTTCGGAAAGCTGATCCCATGGCGACACTGCTGCTCACCGCAATCGGTAGCGCGATCGGAGGTCCGCTGGGCGGATCGATCGGCGCGCTGATCGGCCAGCAGATCGACGGACGCATCTTCGGCCCCAAAGGGCGCGAGGGTCCTCGCCTCAAAGATCTGACCCTCAGCACATCGAGTTACGGCCAGCCAATCCCGCGCCAGTTCGGGCGGATGCGGGTGGGGGGCACGGTTATCTGGTCGACGGACCTGATCGAGACCAAGCGCAAGCAGAAAGGTGGCAAGGGCCAGCCTTTGACCACAGTCTACTCGTACTCCGCCTCCTTTGCCGTTGCGCTGTCGAGCACGCCGATCTCCCGCGTCGGACGCATCTGGGCCGACGGCAACCTGCTGCGCGGGAGTCAGGACGACCTCAAGGTCGGTGGCACCTTGCGTATCTACCGCGGTTTCGGCGACGATCCGGTCGATCCGCTGATTGCCGCGGCCAAGGGCCCGCTCGCCCCGGCCTTCCGTGACTGCGCCTATGCGGTGTTCGAAAACCTCGAGCTTGGAGATTTTGGAAACCGGATTCCGGCACTGAGCTTCGAGATCTTCGCCCATGGCGGCGAGGAGACTGTCTCGCTCGCCCAGCTGGTCCCGGACGCGCTGCCAGCCGTCGCAGCCGAACCGCCGCTTGTCCATGCGCGCGGATTCGCCGACGAAGGGGGAGCGCTTGCCTCTACGCTTGCAGCGATCGATCAGGTCATCCCGCTGGTCTGCACATCGGGCGCCGAGGGTCTGGCTATTGCGCCCCGAAGTGCGATCGGCGAGACACTCTTCACCCTCCCCGACCAACTCGCGCAGGACCAACGCGGCGAGGACGAAACACGTCACAAGCAGCGCGCAGGCATTCCTGCCCGCGTCCCTGCGGCGCTCCGCTATTACGACGAGGAGCGCGATTACCAGACAGGGGTGCAGCGCGCCGCCGGTGCCCGCAAAGCCGGGCGTGAGCTGATGATCGACCTGCCCGCCACGCTCACCGCCAGCGGGGCACGCCAGCTCGCCAGCGCCAGCGCAAACCGCGCACGCTGGCAGCACGAAACGGTGACTTGGCGGATCGGAGAACTCGACCCCCGGATCATTCCCGGCAGCGTCGTGCGCCTCCCTGACACCCCGGGCCATTGGTTGCTTCGCAGCTGGGAGTGGTTCGACCGAGGGATTGCGCTCGAACTCGAGCGGCTCGCACCCGGCGGCGGCACACCTCGGCCAAGCGATGCGGGAGAGAACCTCGCGCCGGCCGATCTCATCATCCCACCCACCCACCTCCTCGCTCTTGAAGTGCCGCCCCCGCTCGGTGCCAATCCGACGCAGCCGCTAATCGTAGCTGCCGCGTCGGCGGCCAATGCCGCGTGGCGCGGGGCCGCTCTCTTTACCGTGCAGGGCAGCGTCCTCATGGAGCTCGGCACCACTGGCTCCCGGCGCGCGGTGACAGGTCGGCTTGCTGCCCCGCTCGGCCCTTCGCCCGGCCTGCTGCTTGAGCCGCAAGCCAGAGCCGAAGTCGTTCTTGACGCTGGCGACCTCGATCTGACCGACACCGATCTGACGGGCCTTGCCGCGGGCACGAACCGCCTGATGGTCGGCGGCGAAATGCTCCAATTCCTCCAAGCGGAACCGTTGGGCGGGGGGCAATGGCGGCTGTCAGGCCTGCTGCGCGGGCGCGGGGGAACCGAGCCTGCCGCTCTGGGTGGACACCCTGCCGACACCGCCGTAACACTGATAGACGACGCCCTCGTTACACTCGATCCGCTGCTAGTTCCGCAGCTTGCAAGCACCCAGATCGCCGCGATCGGGACAGGCGATGCCGAACCGGTGATCGCCTCCCTCGCCAATCCCGGCCTTTCGCGCCGTCCGCTATGTCCGGTGCATCCGCGCGTGACCTACGGGACGGACGGGGCCGCAATCTGGCGCTGGACTCGCCGGGCGCGCGGACAATGGCGCTGGGAAGACAGCGTTGATGTCCCCCTGATCGAGGAACGCGAGGCCTATCTCGTCGGCTACGGCCCGGTGCAAACGCCTCATGTGGTCTGGGAACTGACCGGCCCGGCGCTGCAGCTCACCGTGGCGGAGCGGGCGAGCCTTGTCGCCGCCTACGGTTCAGCCGCACTTTGGGTTCAGCAAGTGGGCACCTTCGACCGCTCGCAGCCGCTGCTGCTGGGCAGCCTTTCCTGACCTTTTCGGAGACTTTGCCGATGTCCGATCCGATCGCCTTTCCCGCTGTCACATCAGCGCTCGCCCTGCCCTTGCTGATCGCCGGTCAGGCTCAGAAGGAGTTCTTCGTCAATGAGGCCTTGTGTCTGCTCGACGCGTTGCACGCCAGGGCGGTCATCGCCTCGCAGCCCGCGCCGCCCACCACGGCTTCGGAGGGCGCGTGCTACCGGGTGACAGCACCCGCGTCGGGTGCTTGGGCCGAGCGCGAGGATTCGCTTGCGGTGCTGATTGGCGGCGCGTGGCGGTTTGTAGCGCCCGCCGAAGGGCTACTCGTTTTCGACCGCGCGACCAACTGCATGATTATCTACCGATCCCAATGGCAACCTGCACAATCTGTTGCGCAGCCCGCCGGAGGCGCCACGGTCGATGCCGAGGCGCGTGCCGCAGTAACAGCGCTGTTGACGGCATTGCAGGCTATGGGTGTGCTCGCCACGCCCGGTCCGTAACGCGCAGCGAATGGCCGATTACCGCGAGTTTTATGGTTGCATCTTTCCAACGACCCCAAATGCGCGACATTCTTGCAACACACAAAAGGCATTGATTGCTTGCCTCGCGCGAGGGGAAAAGATAGAGACGCGCGGTGCCTCCAGTCTAATTCGAAGGGGAAATTTGGAAATGCGCAAACTCGTCATTGGAATGGCGATGGCTTCGACCGCGCTCACCTCGCCCGCCATGGCCCGCGACGGGCAGTGGTACATTCAGGGTGAAGGCGGCGTCATGATCGTCGAAGACCAGTCGATCGATGTCGCCGGTGTGGCAGACAACGCTGGTGCCGACTATGAAACCGGCTACGATTTCGGTGCCACCGTCGGTTACGATTTCGGCGCGTTCCGGCTTGAGGCTGAAACCAGCTACCGCGCTGGCGATCTCGATGAGGTCACCGCGGGAAGCCAGGGTTTGGCTAACAACCCCACCCCGGTTCCGCCGGGCATCAGCACCTTCACCGGCACCCGTGATGCACTTGGCGAAGTCAACGCCCTGAGCTTCATGCTCAACGGCCTCGTCGACTTTGGCGATGATGACGGCCTGCAGGCTTTCGTCGGCGGCGGCGTCGGTGTTGCTCGCGTCGACATGGAAGGCCGGGTGAACGCCAACGGCCCGGGCGTGTGGAACGATTCGGACACCGGCTTTGCCTGGCAGGTTCTCGCCGGCGTGCGCGCTCCGCTCAGCAGCTCGTGGGATGTCGGCCTGAAGTATCGCTACTTCAACGCTCCGGACATCAACCTGACCGATCCTCTCGGCCGCAGGCTCGACACCGATCTGACGACCCACTCGCTGCTCGGCACGATTACCTACAACTTCGGCGGCGCACCGGCGGCCGCTCCGGTGGTGGCACCTCCGCCGCCCCCGCCGCCCCCGCCC